GAGCCTAGCCCATTACAGGCTAGGCTCCAAGATGAGAAAAGAAAGGAGACACTTATTAGTTAATCGTGGAACGGCTGACCAGATTTGAACTGGTATAGACGGATTAGGAATCACGCAGCTTTATCCTATTAAGCTACAACCGTATAAAATCTGGCATTATTTTCATCGCGCCAGAACGATAGAAAGGATAAAATGGTACGGCTGAAGAGACTTGAACTCTTGGCTTTCGGATTAGAAGTCCGATATTCTATCCAACTGAATTACAGCCGCATAGGAGTGCGGCTTTATTAACGTCGAGCCGCAAACGACAAGGAGATTTGTATAAGATTCGTAGAAATTACAAGCAATATATTTAAAATTGTGGCATATAATTTTATAAATTACTCCATTCTTCATCAGAATAACTTTTTATCTCTTTCTTTTTAAAGGGTAATTTATAATTTTTACACCAACGTCGAATAGCATTATCACTAACGCCATATTCCTTACTTAACGAAAGAAAAGACTATTCACGAATTTCTCGTTTTAAGATTTCTCTCGTCGGACGTTCAACAATTCGCTTCGCTAAATTTGCACAATTTATAGAACAAAAATTCTAATCTTTTTCTTTAGAATAAAAAATTTTTCCGCAATATTTACATACTCTGGGCTTTATTGAATTTGATGGATGATAATTATTTAAACGAGATAGAGAATGAATTTGGAAACCTTTTTCTTTTGAACGAATAGGATATTCTTTTTTAGAATCAAAATACGCTTCTCCAGTATTAATTTTACTAATAGTCCTCTAACCCACATTAAATAATTCTCCAATTTCAGCTTCAGTTAGAAATGTAGAGAATAGCAAATTATAAATTTCTTCAATCTATTCTTCATTTAATCTTCTTGCACTTGGATCTTTCTAATGTCCTCCAGGAGACTAATTATAGCCAAAAGAAGAATTATTTGAATTGTATTTTGAAATGTATTTTATCTCTTTTCCATTTAATTCTTGAACAGAACATTCCTCTAAGACTTCAAAAGAAAAGTTCTCTAATCCATATTTTCGGAATGCTCGATATAAAGGATAATTATAATTGGCAGATTCTGGTTTAAGAATTACTTTTTTATGTTCTCGCCATCTTCTACTAATATCTTTACTCTAGCCAATATAACATTTTCCGTTAATCTGATTAGTTATTTTGTAAATACCACAAATAGGCATATTTATTCTCCTCCAGAATAAACAAAATATAAGGCCGGTGTGGAGGCACCTTAGTCTCATTAACCGTCGTTAATGCTCCCCTATTGGTACGCCCAAAAAGAATCGAACTTTTATCTCCTAATTCGTAGTTAGGTATTCTCTCCGTTGAACTATGAGCGCATAAACAAGACCAACAATACGCTGCTCTACCACTGAGCTAAATATTCTCATTTAAGAGAAGATACTGTCGAGAATCGAACTCGACGACAAGCGGGTTACAAGCCAATTTCAGATGCTGTGATGGTCTTTAAATGGTGCGCTTGACAGGATTTGAACCTGCATCTGACAGATTAAGAGTCTGCGATTCTTCCATTGAACTACACGCGCATAATGGTGCTGGAAACAGGACTTGAACCCGCAACCTTCTGATTACAAATCAGCTGCGCTACCAATTGCGCCACTCCAGCTCGGTAGCCTGATAATTTAAAGAGTTCCCGGCCATTTTTTCTCTAATACGATTTACGCTTTCCGGTTAGTATCATTCCCGTTCCACAACGCATCTTTTGATTTGTAGTTTCTCAATACTTTAATCCAATAGGCAACTAGTATTCTATTAAATTGTTTCTTGAGGCTTTACAGGTATCAACACCTTGGTCGACCAGGGCGGATTTGAACCGCCAAGTTCTTCCTTGAGAGGGAAGTAAGTTTAGCCATTTCCTTTACTGGCCGTTATAATGCGCGAGTGACTTTGAAGCAAATACTCTGGGCGACGTTTTCTCGCGCGTCTTACAAGCGAACTCCACTTATAAGTCCTACCCTAGTTTTTTAAACAGCCGATAGGAGTTCTACGACTGTCACGCAACTGGTACTTCCGACTAGAGTTGAACTAGTGTATCGGCCTTATCAGGACCGTGTCCTAACCGTTAGACTACGGAAGTATATGGTGGCCCCTGCGAGAGTCGAACTCTGCATCTGGAGGTTGAAGGCCTCCTATCCTCACCTTTAGACGAAGGGGTCATAATAAAAGCGACATGGTTTAATTGCTTTTGCAAGGGACGTCTTTACCCGTGCCGTAGATGCGCATTGCGCCGACAATTATCAGAACGTTAATCCATTCTACCATCGAAGCTGGTGCAATTTAACTGACGAAAGAGAGCTTGTATTCATTTCGTCTTTCATGTCTATTGATTTTCGTCAATCCGACTTCCAAGTTCATCAGATTGTCCAGTTCACACCGCGTGGAGGTATCAATTATAGTGAACCTTACCACTCAATTAAGAGTGGCGAAGTAATCTTTTTAGCGCCCTGTCACTTTAGGCTAAGATTACAAGTAATTTATGAACGCAACTTCTGCGTTAGGAGGTTTGGCTCGGTTCAGCTCCATTTCTGGTAGCCTGTGACCCCTCTCGTAAAACCTAGCAGCTCACATTTTTGCTCAGCAAAGTGTCTGCCAACAAAACTGTCGTAAAAATTAAGTAATCTTTCCTTAACTTTCTATAAATATTATAGCATAGATTTGAAGAAAAGTCAATTATTCAAATCCGTGTTTCTTAGCGGCAAGATCAAGTTTTTCAAGAGTCTCATCAGTCTGCTTGATGATTTCGCCATTGACGAAATTTACGCGCTTGATAAAGTGATCTTGATCATTGGGAATAGTGAGTTCCTCACTAGTTAGACCTCGATAAATTTCACCATAGAAATCTTCGCTATTGATTTCGATTTTAGAATCTTCATCCATAAGAATGTCATACTTCATAGCTTTACCAATAAGCATACGCAGATAAGATTCACGAACAGTATGCCATTTAGTCTCATAATTCTTTTCGCTCATAATCTCATTTCCTTTCCTCATTTTCTATAATAATTATAGCATAAGATTAAAGAAAAGTCAATGGATTTGATTTTCTTTTTTATATTCTTCAAAAGCCTATTTTTCTAAATCTTTTAATTCGTCCCATTGTTCGAGAGTTAAAAATTTCAAAGCTGTTTCTTCATCTAAATAATTTTTTTTAGGGAACCCGTCTTTATAAGTAAGATACCATTTATTTACAAAATAAACGATGGCCGCAACTTGACCTTGATGCGCCCAACAAATATGAGTAACTCTTTTATTTATAGATCCCATTTCTTCATAATTATAAGCACTACACCAACCGCATCCAGTCGCAATTTGACAATTTAAACATTTTTGAGGAGACTGAGAAGTCCTTGTAATAGAATCCATTTCTTTTTTAAAAGCAATAGTTTTTGAAGTATTATATAATCCATTACAATCTCCGATTTCAACGTCTCGTGCTTTTTCTTCCCCCAAACTAATTGGAGCATATCGGACACAAGGATAAGCAACACCATTTGGAGCATAACAAATCATATTACCAGTGCCACCGCAAAAATTCCTGTCATGTTCAGGAGATGTTAGATCAAAAGGTTCTCCTATACTTGTATCAAAAATAGTCAAATAAATTTCGTTTTTCTTTTCAATTAAATAATCTGCAACTTTAGTTAATTGATTATATAACTCTGCCGCATCTTTTTCAGTATATTCCGGTTCATAAGCGCAATTACAAGCGATAAAATCTGCCCCACTTTCTATCATAAAAATAATAGAATCATATATATAAGGTAAACTTTCTGGGACAAAAGTCATTTTTGTAGAAGGCGGTGCATATTTTCTTTCTTCACAAAATGCTTTATAAGCAGCATCAAAAGAACCTTTTCCATCCAAAGAAATTCGACATTTATCATGTAATTCTTTAATACCATCTATTGAAATATTTAGCGATAAAAATTTTCTATATTTTTTAATAAAATCTTGAACTTCTGATGTAAAATATAGCAATCCATTTGAACTAATACTTATCCTCGACATATAAGCTAAAGGACATTTTTTTAATGCGCATTGCTCAAAAAAATAAGTAATAATTTCATCCATTAATTTAGTTTCAAGAAAAGGCTCTCCGCCGATAAAAGTAAGAATTAATCCTTTTAAATTTTTATTAATAGGATGTTCCAAATTATTTAATTCATATTCTGAAATAATATAATCTATAATTTTTTTACCAGTAGCCAAAGACATAACTTCATTTTTTTTATGATGCTCATAACAATAAGAGCAATTTAAATTACACCCAGAAGTCAGCTAAAAAGTAATTTCCTTTATTTTATAAGGTGGCTATTGATAATATAAATCCGAAATATAATCATTATAATTCATCCTACTCCGTTTCTTTTTGTCCATCATAATAAGAAATCTCCTTATTATCTGCATCAATAAAATAATTTAAATTATCAATGCCTAATTTATATCCTTCGGGAAAATATTCTCTTACAATATGATTTTTTATCATTTCTAAATGAACTATGTCTTTTTCTAATTGGCTTTTATAATCTTTAATATAATTATCAAGCATCTCTGTTTTTGTCTTATTATCACATAAAGAAACAAAAAAATCTATCATTGCCTTTAAAGAAGAAATTTCATAATTAATTCTTTCAATTGCGGTAGCATCTTTTGAATCTATACTAAAAGTTGCAATTTTCAAGATATAAATACCTCTTTATCTTCAAAATTAATATTGTTCATTCTCTCACTAAAATTATTAGCGTAATCTGCAAGAGCTTTTATAATCTTATTATTTCCATGAAAATCAACAAGAGCCATTTTTAAAATTTTTATGACAGAAGTATACCAACAAATAAATAAAATGTCCTTATTTATAGCGCTATACTTTTCTGCTTTTCCAATAATTATTTCTTGTACAGTTTTTATAAATTGTTCTTCCCTAAAGAAATTTTGAGACAGAGGAATAGCAATAGTAGTTAAAATTGCTAAAACAATAATATCTTTTTCTTCACTATACCCTTCTAAATTCAAAAATTTTAAAGCTCGCGTAATTAAATCTAAATAATATTCATAACTTTTTGAAAAATCTTCTATCCGACTCTATCTTTTCGCAAGGCTAATAATAAAATAAAGAAAATGATGAAAATCTCCTTTTCCATTCATTAAATTAAGAATATTTTTTAAACTATCGTCATCTATGTATTCCTCATTTTCCTAAGCAATTTTAAAATTAATCAAATCTAAATCTTTCATAGTTATCCCACCTAATCACAACTGCCAGTACAACTCCAACAGCCGCTACAATTACCATTACAATTTTGACAGATGTTAGTTCCAGAACAACCATCACAACCTTGACAACCACCAGCACAACTGCCTACACAAGAACCCGCACAGCTTCCTTTACAACTTCCTGTGCAAGTATTTGAACAACCAGAACAACTTCCTTGACAGCTTCCTGTACAACTTGAGCAAGCAGAATAGCATCCAGAAGAACATAATCCAGTACAAGCTGCATTGCAGCCATGATCTGAACTTCTAATATCTTTTCCCGCTAATAATCTAGCCTAATTATTTAAATCCTAAAGAGAAATGACATTTCCTCTTGATACACTTTTTTCACTATTGTTTCTGGCTTTATAAGTTGGCTTAGTCATTGTATTTATCTAAGAAGCTGTAATAATCCCATTCCTGGCGGGAGAAAAATTATTTACTGCGCTATAATATCCTGATAAAGTACCATTGCTCTAATACTATCCGGTGCCATTTGTCCTTCCTCGACGAGAAGCTGAGCACTCATTTGCTACTACTGCTTTTAATGCTTTTACATCATCTGCCGTAATAATGCTGCTTTTTGCAATTGACATATAACAATTTCACCTCAATGGAAAAGTAGCATCCAACTCGCCCAAATCTGAACAAAATGTACCAACTGATCCTCAATCAAATTAAAAATTCCTTTATTGGCCTTCTCATTATCCACCATCGCGTGAACCACCGTATTGAATCCAACCAGCGCACTAAACAGCCAACCAGCTTCATTCCATCCACTAGTCATTCCCATATAACCCAACAACGGCAGACAAACCAAAAAGCTCCACATAAAAGAATGTTCAGCAAGAGCAATCATCCAATCATTCTTATACTGAGCCTGAGGATAATTTTCTTTCCACCACTTCTTTTGTTTAAACTGCGCGAGGACACCTTGAAGGTTATAATCAGCAATTAAATGAAGAAACAGCATCGAAAACAAAATCAAATAAGCCATTAAAGTTCCTCCATTACTTCCAGAAAAGCCTTAATCATATCCATACGCTCAAGTCCCATCTTATCGCCTAATTCTTTAATATTATCTTCAAAAAGAGCAACTCTGTACTGCTCACCATTCAGCATATCCGTCAGGTAATTTTTAAATCTCTCTCCATCAGGAGTCAACTGAAGATTATCATTCTCCTTCATTTTCATTTGCTACCTCTTTATACATTGATTGCGGCAAGGTGATAAATTGTCCTTTACCGCTAAACAGCCACATATAATCTTTTCTTTTATGCTTTTGAAAACATTGAGGACAAACAATTTTATCCTCATTAACTGCTTCACTAGCAATATTCGCATTAGCAAAATCAATGCGCCCGCCGCAAGAACAAAAGAAAGTTACTAAACTATCAGTCGGTAAAGTTACCCCTTGAGGGGTCATTACCGGCGCGGCAGGAAGCGAAACACTTACAATATAATTATCCATTAATCCACCATCCAAGCATATTCATAAACTCTACGATAATCATTACTTTTTCGAGTCGAAAAATTCTTACTCCTACGCACGGCTTGATTTGCTTTTCTCTTAAAATAATGATAACGACTGGCATGACCAAGCTGACGAAAATAAATTTTTTCAGCTCTGTACTTTCCGCGCCAAGAATAATAATCTCTATACTCTCCAGGTACTTTAAAATCATAATCAACAGGAGGTTTAGTGTGTAAAGTCCGACGCCGCCCTTTGTTCCGAGCATAAGTTAAGAAATAAGGTGCCGGATAACCAGTATTCTGACTCAAAAAGTATTTCCTATTAAATTCTTTTCTCTTTGCAACTCGACGTTCTGCACGAGTTCGAGGATGACTCATTATCTCAACTCCTCAAATTTTGCTTCAAACTGATTAATCAACATTTGATTTAACTCTTTACGAAGCTGGCTTTCAGTTTTACCCTTATCTGCGGGCTGGTCATGCTCCCAACGGTCGCGCACGTTATAGAGCATGGTATTTAAATCAAACATTGCAAGAGCATCTTCTTTAGACATTGAACCATTTTTAATTTCAAGAAGAGTATCACGCAAATTTTTAGAATAAGTAGAATAAGGATATTTATCGCGCTCAAAAGCATGAAGAAAAACAAAATAATGCAAAACAATATCAACCAAAGTTTTGCGGTCGCCTTTCTTATTCCAATCCAAGCGTTCCAACTTTCTACTCTTGAGCGCGCTCTCAAAACAATTTACTACGCGCCAATAAAATTTAGACAAGACAGCAGTAAAACAATCCATATCCTCAAAAGGATTTACTTTTTCATCTAAATCAGTCCAACGAATGGCAGTAGTATATTTAGAACTTGCAACTTCGAGAGCATGAAAATCTGCATTCATCAATGCTTCTACGAAAACGCGAAAATCTTTGACAACAACGTGTTCGCCATTAGGAACACCATTTTCGTCAACGTACATTAATTCTTTTGAAACAGGCTTACGATTCAAAGCCAAATCTTCAAGAGAAGGCATGACAATTAAATAAGAATCAACATCAGATTCCTCAGTCTCAAGCGCATAATTCTGAGAGCCGTAAATAGACGCTACAATTACGTCATAACCTTTTGATTCTGCAAACTTCTTATGTCGCATCATCTGATTAAAAACATTTTCATCAAAAGTAGCAAGTTCTTTCATTACCATCCCATCATTCTTCCTTTCTCATTTTCTATAAATATTATACCATATATAAACAAAAAAGTCAATAGGCTAGATACCTATTGACTTAAAATTAACCATTTAAGCGTTCTGAAATTTTATTGATGCCTTCAGTGGCTTCGTTAATTTCAGATTCTGCTTGGAATTTAATCTTATTAATGTCACTTTGGACGCAACGAAGTAAAGCAACTGTGTCTTCATCAAGTTTCTTTTTTTCTTGCGGATTATAATTGATTGCGCGAGGACCATTTCTTGCTTCTTCACGCTCGTAATAATATTTTACTGCGGCTCGATATTCCTTGGCAGTTTTAAAATAAATCCAGTACCAAGTCTCGCCATTTTTAAATCTCAAATAACGTCTTTCAGGACACCTTTGCTTAGTAACGTCCCAGCGTGCTGGATTAACAGAATAAAAATCGACAAACTGTTTGTAAGACAAGCATACTTTATGGTCTATATGAATCGACCTGGCATTTTCTCGGATAATATTATCATTTGAATCCTCAAAATCAACATCAATCAAATCATATTTATCTAATTTCTTTTCTATTGCTGTTGGAATAGCATAAATAGTTGTGGCAATTCCAATAAAAGGACATACCATAGACATAAATTCATCTTCGTCATATGTCACGCCGCATAAAGCAGAAATAATTCCCATTATAACAAAAATTATAACATGAACAATCAAAACCAAAAGCATTATTCAAGTACTCCATTCGTTAAAACCATTGTACGTCCATCCATGCTCCAAAAGTCAGCTTTAAATTTAATAGTCTGCCCTGTACTGAACTTTTTTTGATTAGTGCTATTGAGATAAATTACAATCTTTGCGCCATAGTGAGAAGGATCACTTTCGGTATTAGTAACGACAAAGAAACCAGGAATTTCGCCATAGTCCCAATAAAAATCTTCGGTAGAAACAATTAACCGTCCATCTTCAGAGACAGAAATTTGGTCAGCTTTAATTTTACCTTCGAACTTTAAATTCATTCTCTGTGCGACGGGAGAAAAATCCGTTTCTTCTTTCCACGCCTCTCGGTATTGCTCAGCTAACTTTTTAATAGTCACATTGTCATTATATTCTGACGTGACAGTAATTTGTTTTGTCCTACCAGGCAATTCCCTATCGGCATAAGTGTAAAAACAACACCCAAAAATAATTATAGCCGCCAGAATAACTGATATTGCCGTTTTTAAAAACTCTTTCACTTTAATCCTCTTTCTCAATTTTCTTGCGCTTGGCGCACAAATTAGTGATATGTTCATCAGGATTCTTAATCATTCGATGACGCAAAATTTGAAATGCTCGTCCAAGAGTAGGAGCATTAATGGTAGAAACTCGTCGAGTGGATTTACCGTCCTTGGTATAAGTGTAATACAAAGTCCAAACAAACATTTCCATAATGCTCCTCCTTTTGAGTTTAATTTTGATCGCGCGGGACAGTATACCAAATAGTAGTATAAACCACACCGTCTGAGCAAAATTGTGAAAAGTCAAGTACATTAACTTCGGGATGTTCATATAAAAATTTCTTTACGCCAAATAAATCAGTTGGATCAAAATTTTGCTTGTTAGGGAATTTATTGTGGCGAAAAGTTAAATGATGAAGTTCTCCAACTTTTTTCCCATTAAAAATCATTCTTCTGCCTTTCTTACATAGACGTACAGCATTGGTTTATTCTCTTTCAAATCAATTGCACTTCTCACGCAATCTATAGGAAACTCAAGAAGTTCACCAGACAAGTGGCCCATGTCGCCAGAATAAAGTTCTTTAAAAGTAATATTATCAATAATTCTAATTTTTTCGACACTTGGGAAGATTTTAAATAGCTTTTTAATTTTCATTATTATACCTGTCCTAACTCAGAATCATTATAATAAACAAGAATATAATGGCTTTTATCTTCAGCTTCAGAAAATACTCCATTAACTTTCTGCGCGCAGAGGAATTCATATTCATTTTCGCCCATTAAATCTTTTACAGTCCCTGCAAAATGAGGACTTTCACTATAACAATCACCAGCTATCTCAATCCACTGATATTTACACAGCACATTGAGCAAATCTTTGACAGTCATTCTCTAACTTCCTCTCTTAATCTTCTATAAATATTATATCATAAATTTGTTCTAAAGTCAATAAAAAAAGACCTTAGATTTTACTCTGAGGTCTTTTCTCCATAAACGTAATGTGTCTATCTTTACATCGAACTTTGCCAATGGTGTCTCCTCACAGAATCGAACTGTGCATAGGTTGCTTATGAAACATCCGTGAGTTCCCAGCTCAGGAGACATGAAACGAGGGATACCCACCCTCGCAAGGGTCACTCTTAGGCGGTGAAGAACCGATCCTCATTCTGTAATTACTGAAAATCTACACTCACGCATTCATCCCAGACCTCTTTTATTACTAGATACTCCCAGTTTGAATGGGCGAGCGATCAAAGCATTATCAAGTAATACTTACTTTTATTCTTCCAACTAGAAAGAGTTTGCTGCTATGCGAGTATCTATTCAGAG